TAGACATTGATTTTTTAATAGTATTTTCTCCGTCAAATTTTTCTGGAAGTAAATACGATTTAACATTTAAAGTAAATTCAACTCTATTAATTCTTTCAGTTCCGTCTCCAACTTCATTAACCACATTGTAATCAGAAATTGATGTTCTAAATTTGAAATGGTCTTTATCTCCCCAATATGATGACGCATAGTTTAATTGTTCTATAACTGAATTTAAATGTTCTGTAAAATTAGTCCAAACCATACACTCATAATTTAACTCAACATATTCTGGCATTGTTATATTATAAATTTCATATTTTGGTTTTACATTTCCACCCATTGCGGTAAATCTATCGTACCTATTATCTTTTGAATATTTTGTAACACCCGAATACGATACATGTCTATTTAACATTGGCATCGTTTCATCTTTTGCAATAGATGTTCTTCGTATCATCATTAATGGTAATTGTATCTTACCCTTATTATCTCTATAAACACCCTGTCTCCTTGCACCTACCCATCTTTCGGAATTGCCATATATAACAGGAATCTTTAATACTTTTCCGTTGTCATCTAAAGTTGGTAAAACAGTATCTTCCAAATATGTCATCATCGCATAGTCAATATCAAAAAGAGTTATACTTTGTTTTAAGTCTCCTTTTGTGGATTTGATTTGTTTTGCTCTATTTAAATCAGCTTTTAGTGGATTTGTAGACATAATTAATTTATTCTTTCTTCAATGTTCAATGTAGATTTTGTAACCATAAATGTTTCACAAACAATACTGAAATTATTATCAGGACTTCCACCTATAAATTGAATTTCATTTGTATTGTCAATTTCATAATAAGATGTGTCAAAAAATATTATATCGCCTACTTCTGGATATAGATTTTTTTCCTCACACATTGCTCTATCTAATTTAAATGTTATATTTTGTTGCATTTCAGGACCAAAACCTTCATATACAACATCCTCAGGACTTTTTGAATATAATGCATATAACTCAACTCCTGGATACCAAGTTTTATTTAAAGATTCACCATAGATGTTTACTTTTGTTTCATTCATATTAACTTTGAATAAAACAATTGTATTTTGTACAACATCGTCTACTAATTCTCTTGCTATACTTTTAAAAAATTCAATGTCTCTTGTTTGTAAAAATTTTGGCATATTATCCTACATATAATTTTAATGGAACTTTTCTTAACATATCTTGATGGTAGTCTGCTTCATTTTTTCTTATTTCGAATTGATTTTTTCTACCCAATTCTTCTAAATTTTCTCTCAATTGTGTTATTAATGCATCCTTTTCAACTTGTGCCTCTGCTCTTAATGCTGCACCATCTAAACTAACTTCTGCATCTGGAATTGGAATAGTTGAATATTTTTCTCTAATTGCACCTAATAATTCTTTAGCAAGTGCAAGAGTATATTTTCTAATCCACTGCTTACCCACCTCATTTATTTTTATATACGGAATAAAATCATATCTAATGTTTGAATAGTCAGCAACAACACCATCTTGTATTATTGATGAGTTATTTTCAAAAGCATCTCTTTCAAAATATTCATAGTATATTCTCGCACGAGTTCCGTCAGTTGGTAAAGGAAATATTTCTAATTTATTATTTACAATATTAAAACTAAATGCTGATTTACGAATGTGGTCATTAAATTCAATTTGTTGCATTCTTAATACATCCTCATATAAAGGCATCATTAAGAATTGTGCTGCAGGTGAGAAATTACCAAATCCTAATTCTGACATTAAGTTTAAAGTACCTTGTCCACCTACTGAATACGGGTCAAAGAAACGAGCTATCGCGGGTGTTGCTTCATAAAAAACTCTAACAACATCTCTTTGTGTGGATGAACTTAGTGATTGTGATGTAGCTGCGTCATATGATAGAGTTGTTAAATCATATTTTTGTACACCTGGAGTTATATCTATATAAGCTTTTTTAATATCTACATTTCCACCTACTCCTGATAATGTTCCATATGATTGTGCCATTCTAAAAATTGTTGGAACCGAAGAACCATCTACTAATTTTTGAGAATAATTTGAACCAGTTGCTGCTCCTTTTAAAATATCTAAATTATTTCTAATATTAAATTGATTTACTTGTGCACCATATTCCGAAGTTGCTTCTTCAAAACATGCAAAAAAGGACCCTGATGTTAGTTCTACATCTATAATTGGGTAACCTAATCTTTTAGCACACCAATCGGCGGTTTTAGGAGCATCAGTTTGGAATGATGTATCCGTATCGTATATTCCAAAGGGTGTTGAGCCTGTTACAAATGAAGAACTTCCAGGCCATTTTAAGTTTAAAGACATATATAAAAAGTTATAGTTTTACTACTATAAATATAAGAATAAAAAAAGAGGAGACATTTCTGTCCCCTCTTTCTTTTTATCAATCTAATCAGTTAAGATTAAAGAGTTTCTAAACCGTCAATTACTACTTTACCGTAGAATTCTGGTCTTACTAATTTCTTAGCGTATCTAGTCATCACACCTCTTCTTGGAGTGAAGTTAGTTGGGTCATACACTAATGGAGTCATAATCAATGGAACATAAGGTGCGTAAACTGCTCCTGTTTCGAAGAAGTTAGAACCTTTGAAGCCCATTAATAATACGTTCTCAGTCATGTATGGGTTTTTGTAAACGTCATATCTGTTAGAGATAGAACCGATGTTAGTTACACCAGCAGAGAATGTTGTTGCGTCTTTACCTGGGTTAGCAGAGAATCCGTTCATAGATTCTAAGATAGTTGCAACGTTTGGAGATACTACTACGAAGTTAGCACCACCTCTCATTGTTAACTGATGAATCTTGTTAGATACTTTTTGTAATTTGATACCTAAAGTTTGGAACCAAGTATTCTTTTGGTATGCAGAAGCTGCAGCCGCAGAAGAATCAATTGAGAATCCACCACCATTCCAATCGTAACCAACCTTTGCAGACCAGTATTCAGTTGTGAATGCGTTTTGTTGTAACATTTCTAAGATTTCTAAGTCGATTTCTAAAGAGATGTATTCAGACAACATTTGAGTTAACTCAGCTTCAGCGTCTACACTATGGTAAGCGTTTAAATCTTGAGCTAATTCAGGAGTCCAAATTGCTTTTAATTTTCTTGTCTTAGCAACGATAGGCTCAGATTTCAATTCTAATTCGATTTCTGGGATAGCTAAGTTGTCACCTCTATCTTCAAAGTCACCTCTTGAGATATCAGTTGGTTGTTTGTGGTAAGCCAAAGAACACTCTACTGAGTTGTCATTTGTCATACTAGTTGCAGTTGCAACGAATACTACGTTTGCACCACTTTTAACTGTAAGTTGAGGGTAGAAAGTTACAGAACCAGTCAATGAAGTTGGTTCGAAAGCTCTAATACCATTCCAATCAGCATCTGCTGGTAAAGCAATTGTGAATTTTTTCAAAGTGTTAGCTGCATAAGATGCAGAAACTGTAGTGTTAGATAAATCATAATTCATATCAGCTAAAGAAGCAGAAGCCATAGTAGCTACTACTGCTGCAGTTGCGTTGTTGATTGTGTAACCAAAACGTCCTGCACCATATAAACCTTCTTCAGTGAATTGAGTAGAACCCAATTTGTTTGTGTTTTGGTCTAAAGAATCTTTACCAAAAGTACCACCTTTACCGAATAATGAAGAACCAGTAAAGTTTGGATTACCAGCTGGGTTAGTACCATATTTGAAATCCATGTAGAAAATAAGACCAGAAGGTAAGTTCATTGGTTGAACTGAAACGAATTCTTTAGCTGCGATAGAACCGAAGATTCTTCTTACTAAAGGTAACGCAACACCAGCCCACTCTTCAGAACCTGAAGATGTACCTGTTCTTGTAGCCTCATCTAATAATTGTTTAGCTTGGTTTTCTAACATTACTGCCATACCATGCTTAGAAGTTTCAGTACCTGCACCTTCTAATAAACCTGTTTTTTCCCATTTGCTTTTCAAACCTCTAGTTTGCTCAAGCATAATGCTTTGTGGGTTAGCACCTGTCATTAATTTTTTAATGTCCATTGTTTGTTTTTTAATATTTTATTTAATAATACCTGCTAATTTCTTAAATCTGTCAGAGAAATCTGTGTTCTCAGCAATTACTTGCTTAGATTGTGCTGGCTTAGTAGATTTTGTTACTTTGCTTGCGATTCCTTCAGAAATAGATTTTTTAGTAGATTTGTTTGTAGAGAATTTGAAGTTTTCTGCTAATGTAGAATACACCAATTTAACTTCTCTAACTGAATTTGTTCTATCTAAAGTTTCAATCACTTTAACTTTTTGTTCGTTAGTCATGTTGTGAGCTCTAAATAATTTGTTTGCGAATAACAATTTAGCGTTTAACAAATTAACTTCATTGATTGTTTTTTGTAAAGATTTGATTACTTTGTAAGCTTCATTTAATTCAACTTTCATTTCTTTCTCATCTTCTTCTTTTTCTTCATCAACTTTGTCTTTGTCATCTTTCATGTCAGCTTCCATTTCACGTAAGATTTCTTCTAAGTCAACAACTTTTTCGTCATCTTCTTTGTCATCTTCTTCCGCTTCATTGGTTACAACAACTTTTGGTGTTTCACCTTTGTCAGTACCAGCTTCAGAACCATCAGCTAAATTTTCATTTTTTGCTTCTTCTTCCTCTTCAGCTTCATACATACCTTCTTCAGTTTCATCATCACCTTTGATTGATGCTTCTAATTCACGAATGATTGCTTCTAAGTCCATGTCATCTTCTGATTCTTCATCTTCAGAGTCCATGTCCATTGAATCGTCACCCATTTCAGAATCCATGCTCATGTCATCCATGCCCATTTCATCTTCACCTTCTGCTTTTGCAAATGGATTTTCTTCTTCAGAATCTTCACCTTCTAATTCTGCCAATCTAGCTTTCAATTCTGCAATTTCTGCATCTTTGTCATCTTCTTTGTCAGCAAATGGGTTTTCTTCTTCAGAAATGTCTGCTACTTTCTTATAGTCAGTACCAGCTTGTTCAGGTTTGCCACTATCTTTCTTTACACCAACTGATAAATCAGTCATTGCATCGTAAGAAGGAGTTGCACCTGGAGTCTCAGCGTATCCTGCGTCTACTTTAGACCCGATACCTGTTGA